TTGACGATACAATGTTCCGTAAAGAGTCGAAACGACCGCTGGCGTTGCACCGAGTGCATAGGAATTCACATAACTTAGCCGGTGATCTCCTGACGCCTTCCATTTGGACGTGTAGGTAGCCGGATCGGCTGTCGATTCAGCGTGGTTCGGAACTTGAAAAAACTGGAATGTCATGAGTGCCAGAGCCCTATCGCACGCAATGCTTGAATTTGTTCGCGGTGGTTTTCAATTTGCTTGGCTTCCCAGCGAGCTTGTCGCTTATCTTCGCGGTCTTGAATTCGATTCATTGCAGCAACCACAGGGTCACTACCACCGCCGCGACCTTGTGCCATGAGTGCATAAGCACTGGTGGTTGCGACCGACGAGAGTGGCTGTCGCGTGCCTTGAATATCAGGAATGTTGGGGTCGTTTTTTTGATTGAGCCCAAGCCTTTCACGCATTGCCTCGACGCCCTTGTCGAGGTCTCTTTGCATGGCTCGCAATTCCGCATCAGCCATTGCCTTCTTGGCGGTTTGCTCGTCAATCAGACCCTTTTTGCGAAGCTCATCGATAGCCTTTTGCTCTTCAATCAATGCTTCCTGCGGCGTTTTTTTTGCTTCAATCATTGCATCGCCCATACGAGCAACTGCATCGACTTGCATTTGTGCCTTTTCTCGCTGTCGCTCAAGGGCTTGCTCTTCAGCCCGCAGCTTCATCACGTTTTCGATTTCAGCGTCAGTGAGACCTTCTTTTTTCAACCGAAAACGCTCAGCCGCTTCCTCGCCCTCTCGCAGTGCAGTGATTTGTTCGCGGAGTCGATCAGTTTCACGATCAAAGGCGCTTGCCAATTCGTCAGATGCATCAGCGCCCTCGCCTTTCGCAGCCGCAAGTTCCTTCTCGATCTTGGCAATTTCTGCTGCTGCTTGCTCTGGCGTCAATTTTCCTTCAGCTTGTAACGCTGCGACGTCCGCTTTTTTCTTGTTTGCTTCGTCCTGTTTAGCTTTTCCGGTGATCTCATCGGCTGCTTTTTGTGCGGCGCGATCATCAAGCAACTTTTGCAGGCGTGCTAGTTCCGCCTCCGCATCGGTTTTCATCTTGTCAGTGTCGAAATTCATGCCTGCGGTGATGTTGAAATTCATCAACCGTTTACCAAGCAGTTGAGCGATCTCACCTTGCTTCCAAGGCTTCATTGCCGCTTCGAACACCAGAGCCATCGAAATACCAAACTCAAGGACGAATCGTTTGAGCATCCCCATGATCGAATTGAAGAATGCTGCGAAGACTTTTTGTCCTCCGATCAACCCTTCTGCAATTGCCAGCTTGACACCGGCCATTGCTCCCTTCCATGCAGTCGAATAGTCACCAACTTTAAGCGCTCCGATTAAGACGTTGCCGGTCTTCTGCGCGGCGACCATTAGATTGCCGAGAGTGCCTCGTAACTCATTCCAAATGGATCGCAGATTCGCACTCTTAACTGCCGCAACGCCAGCTTGAAAAGTGATCAAAGCAAATATCGCTGCGACCGCACCGGCCGCTGCTAGGATTGGGAGAAGTGGACCACTAACAGCAGCCCAAGCAGCGGTCCACGCGAGCTGAACAGCAAAGGCCGCCGCAGTGAGTAACACTGCCGGTGAAAGCGCCGCTGATAACACTCCCGTGAATAACGCCCATGCACCAGAGGCGAGTTGACCGCCAATCACCCATGCTCCGCTAACCAAGCTTGCAGACGCGACGCCAGCAGCCCCCGTGACACCAAAAGCAGCCGACAACGCAGCCATTGCGACGCCTATAATTCCCGCGCCTCCAGCCCATGCAACAGACGCGGCCCCTGCCATTGCAGCGACGGTTGCCGACACTGATGCCCATGAGATACCAACACCAGCAGCGATAGCCGTGAGTTCTACGCCAACCGCTGCCCATACACCAGCGACAACAGCACCTGCCGCAGTCCATGCAACCGAAGCACCGAGAGCGACGGCACTGAGCGTTGCACCAACACCAAAAAACGCGATCGAAATAGCCGCCGCAACCGATCCCCAAGCTGCGAGTGTAATGGCAGCGGCTGCGACCCAAACCGCTGTTGAAAACGCAGCCCCTAGCACTGTGGATGTCGCTTTCCATGCGGCTGAAACAACTGTCGATGCCGCAGTCCATGCGATCGATGTGAGCGTGGCAGCAATACGCGATTTGAGAGTCAGCACGGCGAAAGCCAAACCAACCGCTGACCATGCCGCTGATACTGCCAAAGCCGCAGCGGTGTAAGCAACTCCAATAACGGATGCACCAACAGCAGCAACCTTTGCGGCAATGCCGAGCCCCATGATTGCAACGCCTGCGGCCGTCGCTGCTACGGCAGTCGCTGCGAAAGACGCGACAACCCCGGCATTCTGTGACACCATACGACCGATTGGCTGCAAAAATGCGGTGATGTCTTGAAGCAATCTCGCGAACACCGGCAAGACTGCCGTTCCAACTTCAACAGCCATATCCGTAAATGCGGCTTTCAACGCTTTCATGCGGTTGGCAGCACTATCTGCCGTTCGCGTCGCATCAGACTGAGCAGCAACCGTATCTCGCAAAATGATGTTGTAGCGGGCTTGGACCTTTTGCAGATTGGTCGCTTCGCTTGGGTCAATCGCTTGGTTAAGCAGCTCTTGCTTTACAGCGGCTTCGTTCGCGATCACACCATACTTGAGCATCGTTTCCGAGGAGCCAACGAGTGCGGCATGAAGATCACGAAACGCATCGGCATCACTCTTGTTGTAAAACGACGCTAAGTCGACAGCGAGTTCTGTGATTTGCTTACTCATTTCAGTCGCTGCGCCGGGCTCAAAACCAATCGGCACAAGCAACGCTTGCGAGTCACCAAGAAAATCGACAATTTGAAGCTTTGAACGACCTACTTGATTTGCAAACTCATCGCCCCATGCCTTCGTGGCTTTGGTGGCATCGCCAAACATGAAAGTGAACTTTGAAAACGATTCTTCGAAATCGCTGGCGAGCTTAATAGGTGCCACAAGTGAGCTGGCCATCGCCGAACCGAGACCAGCGACCTTAGCACCGATGCCAAGCATTTGAGAGCCAACGTCATTAAGCCGCTGGCGCGCTTGCTGCAGTCCTCGTGTAAACTGATCTTGCTTCACGAAAAGGCTGACATAAGCTCTGCCCGCCATAATCTCAGCTCGTGATGCCATGGTTTACTTCTCAGCTTTCTGACACAAATCGTGGCAAGTTTGGATTCTCCGCTCTGATTCTGTCAACTTCCGCATCGATCCTTGCTTGAATGTTTTCGTCGAGCTGAACCGGTCCACCTTTGCCGGTTGAAGCCAAACTTCCACATAGCAAAAACTGCTCTTTATCAACTTGGTCGATGGACCAAACCAGGTTTACAAGTTGTAGTAATTCAACCCGCTTCTGAAATGCTTTTCCGCATGCCATCGCGAACAATTCACGTAGCGTGTATTCGTGCGGACTAAAGCCTGTGATCCCCGCAAAGCGATAACAAGCTTCTATGCAGTCCATGCCGTCGATGATGTAAACGATCTCTACGCCGTGGTAGATTGTTCGCCAAGTGGCGAGATCGGAAAGGCTTTGTCGAGTGCTAGTTGAAACTCTCTTTCCGTCATCGCTTCGATCTTCGCATTCAGATCCGACGATTCGATCATCTTCGCCATCTTCGCTATCGATGTCTCCCGCATCCGGTCTTCCACCATCGCTATCTTGGTCAATGCCCCGTGCACATACGAAGCTTGACCACTCGGGAAAAAATCAACGACCGCTCCCACGATCGCATCAAGCATTGCATCGGAGTGTGGCAACGACTTTTCGAAGTCTTCAGCAGTAATGCCGCGACTTTCAATCTGCGTCTGGCAAAACACACCAGTCACTTCGATCAGCGTCATCGGATCGCTCCGCAATTTCTGTAGCGGGTCCGTCGATAGATCCCTCAAGTTGATTGAATGCGATTCGTTCAACTTCCTGACTAACGGTGCCGTCAGTTCGATCGTCCATTCGCGGCCCGTCTTGTCCTTGAATTGCTGTGCCATCCGATTTGCTCTCGCTTGTTGTTAGTGCGTTTTTTTTAGTCAACTTGGCAACGACGTGTTGCCCTCGTTTCGTAAGCGACAAACCCTCATCAAGAAGGTTGTTTTGTATGAGCTTGCGTAGGATCGCAAACGCATGTTGAGTTGAAACACCGTCCATCGCATCGGCACCGCTGGCAATTTCAAGCAGTGCCCGCTGTTCATCGTCTTTCAGTCGCATGGCTCAATCACTTATCACGGGGAAGCGTCTTGAACGCCGACGATTTTCAGCGTGTAAGTCTCGGTTGAAGTCGAGTTGCCTTGAGTTGCGGAAATGTCGGTAATTGGGTCGCCAGTGAACGGATTGGCCGAGCCGCCTTCGATGTCCCAAATCTGTGGGATGTTCGTAACAAGATCGATCTCAGCAATCTCGTCATCGGCAACGTCATAGAACGAAACGTGGCCAGCGGTGCGCAGCGACTTGTCGACAGTCTCAAGCACGATGCCGATAATCTTTGTGTTGTCACCATCAACTAGCACGTTGACGTTCTTTCGCACGCAAACAGTCACCGCAGTGGTTGCGATTGGAAGGTCATCACCAATGCCGCTGTCAATCGGCACTGAGTTTGTTGCAACGGTTCCCACCGTAACTTTTCGTTGCACCCCACCAGCCCAAAATATGTCAACGATCTGACCATCAGTCAGCCCGTGACCGCCTGTCATCGTTAGCGTGCCTGTGTTGGCGTCCGTGCGAGTCGTAAGCGTGCCGGTTTTGGCCGTGTTAAGCGTGTCCTCTACGCCAATCGAACCGCTTCCGGTGCGCACTACTGGTTGCGTTTGGATCTGCACCCCACCGCCACCGATGGACGATGAATAGGTAATTGAAATCGCCATTTGCTATTCTTTCTTTGTTGATTGTGTTGGTGTCAGTGGGGTGTCAGTGGGGTGTCAATTAGCCGTTGAGAATTGGATCTCGCAGGCTGTCAGATACAGCAACAACTTCGTAATCAATTACCGCTTCGCCACCGATCGGAGAACCCTGTTTTGACTTGATAACGCAGTCGCAATCAAAACCTAGCGCGCCTGTGTTGCGGATATACCGAAGCGCGATCGGGTTTCCGGTTTTGGCTGCTGCTTCCAGTGCGATGAGTGCTGCGTCATCTGTGTCAACAATCATTTTCCAGTCGATTTTCGGACTCAGCGATACAGCTTCGCCAGTCTCGATAGGAACGTCGGTTCCGTTGCCTGCCTTCATTGTCGAGCCAGTGTTTACACCGCAGTCGTAGTTCACATCGACTCGATTAAGGATGCGAGTTGCCGCTGTCGAGCCTTTGGTGCCGTAAAACAGCCCGCCCTTATATCCCATTACTTTCGTCATGACTCAATCTCCTGTTTTGATTTGTGAAAAACGTAAACTTACTCGCCGATCGAGCCTGACCAATCTGAATGAAACCGAGGCACCGATGCTTCTAACGCGGGCCCCATGAAAGGCCGCTCGTCAAAGCTTTGCCCCTCTCGATCCTTACCAAATTCGTGCACCTCGCCAGCGATGCCGACAAATGTTGATCGTGGACCAATGACAGCCGAATCTGCATCAGCGTCGACAAAGATCGCCGATCGCATGTTGTGGCCAGCTTCTGCGCGAGTGTGCGGCGCTGACCCTTCACGCGATGGCGAGTCGCTTGTAACGATCGATGCTTTGGCTGTCTTTGAAATACTGAAAGCAGCGTGGCGAATGTTTTCATAGGTCGCATCATCAGCGGATTTTTGGACGCGATCAAAACGCGAATCAACTTTGACATCGACGGCAAACATCAAATCGCCCTCCGATAGTCAAACTTGATGCGCACGACGCCCTCGAAAAGCCCTTGTCGAAGCTTTCGCTGACTAACCCAGCTCATCACGTTGCCTTCGATCCAGTTCGCCGCCGTTGCATCGTCAAGCACAACATCATTTCGCTGTGCAACGAAGTGTTCGTGAATCGATTGCAAAAGTGTCACATAAGGATCGACGGAAGCGTTGAGCAAACGCCCGTCAGTGTCTTTGTCTTGCGGTTCAAATCGCTTGCGAACGGCAATATCGATCATTGGCCGATAGTTCAAATGGCCAACCGTTTCAAGCTCAACCAATGATCCCACCGACGAGTTCGAAGCCGCGAAAACGACATCGATTACCGCCGTTTCGAGATCCTCAAACTTCTCATCCCAGTCCGCATAAGAGCGACGCGCCGTAACCCCGTCAGGCAAGCCAATAGCCACCGCCGCTGAGTTAATCTCAGCAACAACAGCATCAGCGACGAGGATTGGAACAGCAGTCATTTCTTAACGCGTTTGGTGTGGACCAAGTATTCGAATCCGCCTGGCAGTAAGCCGATCGACGGTTTGTTGTTGTCAGGTGGCGAAATCTCATAGAATTCGCTGCCTTCGGTAATTCTGTCGCCAGTTCGCGGTTCGATCGTCACGCCATCTAGCACAAGGTCAGCGACTGGCAAGTAGAAGTCTCGCATGGTGATGGAAACTTCGATTCCGATCTCGTGACCAAGTGCTTGGTAGGTCTGTTCATTCCGCCGCGCCGTAAACGCCGCCGTCGTCAGCGCTCCCCGAGACAACGTGACAGACACGCCAAAGCCGCGATTTGCTGCGGGAATGACGCGAGTGTTGAACGCTGTCTCAAAGGCGTTTGGCATCAGTTATCAGGTGTAAGCGGGCAAGCTGACTTCGATGCAAGCTTCAAGGATGTCGAGGTTGTCCGTGTTCGCGTCGGACGTCTTTTGCAGTTGTGCATAGATTTGCAAACCACTGGAGTAGTTCGACATATCGAAGCGAGTGCCACTTGCCACGCGTCGCAACGATCCGTTGTCGTTCGCGCCATAGAACTCGATGTTGCTCTTACGACCCTTCGAAACGGATGGTGGCTCGATCGTGGTATTGCGGCTGGCGAAGTCCATACGGAATCGCTTCCAAGTTGCACCGAGCGTCAAGCCAGTTGCAACATCGTCGTTGTCATTGGTGCCGTCATCGGTTTCAACAACCACGCTGTTTGAACCAATGCAACGGAAGCTTGCATGAGCGGCCAAGCTATCGATGGCATCATTGCGAGCTGAGCAAAGACCGAATGCGATTGACGTCGCAGAATCGAGAGTTGCAATTGTCTTCGCCACGATCTCAAAACTGATGATGTCGTCAATGTCGAACGGCAGAACGTCGCCCATGTAAACACATAGGTTTTCAACTTCCGTCGTTGAAGCTAAAAGCATGCGAAGCCCACCACCAGCAAGTCCGCCAACGGTTGGCGCACCTGCCGATGATGTGTCTGCTTTGACGAATGGGCCGCCAGCGCCGCTACCGGCTGCTGCTAGGGCAAGTTCGCCCCGGAAATCGTAATGATACTTGCGGGTCTGACGACTCATTTTGTGTTCCTCAAGGACTGCCTGCTTGCAGGCGTTGATAGGTTTCGAAGTTAGCCTTCCATTGCCGCAGGCCCGCCCCAATTTCTCGGGAGCGGGCCAGCGAGGTTTCACTTGTCGGGTGATCTAAGATCAGCCGCCGGTGCCAGCGTTGCGGATCGCATATCGCCAGTTCTTGACTGCGGTCGCGATGCGGCCCTCAAGCGACACATAAGTCGTCTTGTTCGATGGGTCGTACCAACGTTCACGACGACCTGCGGTTCCGTAACCGTTGAAGTAGGCACGGACCACGGTTGCTGTGTTGAGTCGCGTCGGATTGCGAAGGCCGTAGTAAGCCGTTGCCGAAACGCTGTTCAGTTCCGACTCAGGAACGATCTTGACCTTGTTGCGGTAGATACCAAGATTCGCGGTCGAGTCCGCAACCTTCGATTCACCGATCGTTGGATAGGTCTCAAACGTTCGCACGGCCGCTTGATGCACCGCATTGGTAGGCACCAGGATCGTGTTGAGCGTGCCACGGACTCGGCGACCAGTCGCAACGCCACCGATGCCAGCGTACAGAGTGCTCATCGCTCCCCATTCGCTGTCGGAAGGCACAAGACCTGTCGTCTTGTCGTTGTTGTTTGCTGCGGGGATCGTGCCACTGCCGGTGTCGGCTCGGTTAGCGAACAAGGCGCTGCCATCAAGCAGCTGCTCATTTGCGGTGTACCGATCAAGCACCAGGCGGTTCTGGGTGACTTCCCACGCTTCGGCGAGACCAAGCATGCCTTCAGCGAACGCGCCGAGATCGTCGTTGGCGACCATGACGGGCGTCCATCCAAATCGATTTCCGAAGCGACGCAGGAAGATGTACGAGAGCACTTCTTCGCTGAGCCCAAGATCCTTGAGCTGTTCAGCATCTGAAAGTTCGTCCATCTCTTCCATGATGCCCTTGTTGATCATCATGGCGGGCTTGAAGTCTTTCAAACCGCCAGGAAGCACCGCCGAAATCTCGGGGTACGAATAATCGTCATCAAGCTCGATCATGTCCAAGAATTTGTTAGCGAGCCCCGAAAGGATGTTCGGGAAGTCGCCAGGGCGGCTGAATGGCGAGCTGCTCGCGCTGATGTACTGAAGATTCTCGTTGCCGCTGAAGAATGTCACGCGACGGGTTGCATCGCCCATCGACATGGCTTGTTCTGCGAGAAGCTCGCGATCGCCGTACATGTCGGGTTGTGCTCCCGAGAGTGCCAGGCATTCACCAGCGATGGCCCACAAAGGACGGTTCGCAAGCGAGCTAGCGCCTTCGGACAACTGAACCGACGACTGGCCAGCGCGGTACAACAACGCGTCAACTGCATCGGCAGCGAATCGATCAGATCCCTCACCAGTAACCTTGGCTTTCGCGCCGGGTACGCCTGGCTCTTGCTTCGACAACGCTTCGTTCCATTTCTTCATGGCAGCTTGCGGTCCCAGCTTTTCTTCGAAGGCAGCAATGACCATATCGCCAGTGACTGCTTGGCGACCGGATGCCGAGTTGACGAGATCAGCAGATGCCTTCAGGTCAGCGAGGCGAGCTTCGCCCTGTTCCGCTTGGTGGGCGGCAACCACGTTCTTCGCGGGCTCTTCCTTGACGGGTGCAGGTGCTGGTTCAGCAGTTGAAGCCGATTGACTTCGCAAACCAGCAAGAATGGTGGATTCGTCGCTTGGGAGCGAACCACGGAACCAAGCTTTGAGAGCAGCAACGCAAACTTCGTCGCTTGCGTCGGGTGATTCGATGAGGTCGCAGGCAAACAATTGAGCCTTGACCTTCGCACTGATTTTCATCTTAGGTTTCCCTGTTAAAAGTGTTCCGGTAGCGACCGGCTCTGACGTAACGATGGTGGACGCAGACGATGCGGCGACCGGAATAACTATCTGGCTTGTGATGGGCGATTGAGATTGCGGCGGGGCCCCGCCGCTGAGTCGACCAAGCGTTTCGCCGAAGTTGGCGACCACTGCGTCGATCATCTGGCTTGCGATCGCTTCGTCGCCGCGCTTCGCACTGCCTTGGCCGAAGTTGGCGACCACGGTTGCCGCATCGACTCCGCGATACTTGGCGACGTCCGCAATGAACGGCTTGCCAAATGACTCGATGAAGCTTTGCAGTGTGGCCTTGGATTCGGGCGTCAGCTTTTCGTAGCTATTACCGTGACCCTTTTTGGGGCTGTCGCTGTTTGTGATGACCGTCACGCCATAGCCGATTTCGTCAAGAAAGCCTTTCATCTCGACGTGAGGCATGATCGTGCCGATGCTTCCGACCATGCTTTCGGCAGTCGACTCGATGCGATCGGCAGCAGCTGCGATGTAATAGCAAGCGCTGCAGCACTGACCTTGGACATAAGCCACCATTGGTTTCTTGCCGCGGTTGGCGAAAACCATGTCGGCAACTCGCTTGCATCCGATCGCAGAGCCACCAGGGGAGTTGCAATAAAAGACGATCGACTTGACGAGGTCATTGCCGAGTGCTGATTGAATATCTCGCTCAAGCAACTGATATGAGCAAGCGCCGCCCCATCGAACCATGTAATCAACTGCGTCACGAAGCACGCCGGCAATCGGAATGACCGCAACACCGTTGACCACTTTCATCGTCGATTCGACGTCTTCGCCACCAAATGACAGCGAAGCTTGGATTGATTCGAGATCACCGATTTCGATGGCTTGACCGATGCGGCTAAGCGATGCAGATTCCATAGCCCACGGATGGCCATAGAACTCACTGCGAAGCTTCTCGCGTTTCCGCTTAATGTCGGAGGTTCTTGTCATTGGGCTTGATCCTCTGTTTCTGCTTCTTGCGGCTGGCTATCAGCGGACGCACCGCCGTTGCCTGGCTTCGATAAGTCAAGCTCAATTCCGAACATGCTTCGCACCTTCTTTTCGATGGCGAGCTGCATTAAGACCTTGATCCAATGCTGACCGCGTTTGGCGCATTCCGCTTTGAATGTCGACATGCCAGTGCGGAGCCGAGCCGTGCGAGCTTCGCCTTCCTTCATCGGGTCGAGCAAATCGCGACCGTTGCCAATGGCGTCGAATCGCTGATACGTGCGGATGTTGGCTTGGAAATCAGCAGGGCGCAACGATTGGTAAGCACCAGAAGCCGCCGCCATTGCGTTGAATTCTCGCCGCATACGAATCGCGACATGCGTACCAAACCACGCTTTGAGCGGCCCGATGTGCAAATCCTCGTCCATCTTCGCCGCGCGAGTGCTCGTGAAGTTTGTCGACTCGTAATCGCCTGTCAGCGTGTAATATGAGAGCCCGAGGCCACCAGCTTGATCGCGATCGAGAAGCTTTAGAAACGATGCTGCGTCTTTGTTTGGTCGCACTGAGCGGACCATTTCCAAAGACTCATCGGTGCCGATGGTTGCAGAGACTGGCGATTGCCCCACCTTGAACGATCGATTGCCGTCTTCGTCATCATCACTTTCTCCGTCGCCAAAGCCCCAGGCTCCGTACTTTTCGCCGTTCTTGAGCTTGGCCACAAAAGCGAAAGCCGCATCGACCGCAGCCGACCGGATCTCTGAGCCCATGTAGTTGTCACGGTCCCAGGTCGTTTGGCCTGTCGAGTCGTACCAACTCGCACCCACCGATGACGATGGACGGTCCCATGCAGCAAGATCGATCACTCGCTCCGCAGGGATTCGCAAGCGACGAACACCTACACCCGTTGCGGTGATGCCGTTGTTGCCGAGAAACGATGAGCCCGACATGCCAAAGAATTCATGCGGATGGTCGAGGCAAACGTGATAAGCAACCGCCACATTGTTCTTGTCAAACTCAATGCCGTTGAGAATCTTGATTTGTCGCTCGTTGCCGTCGCGGTCCATCGATTCGAACAGCTGTTCACCCTCAAGCATCTGGTAGCACAATGGAACGATATTATAGTTTGGTTTGAAACAACGAATGATGATTGCGTTGTCGGTTGTGACCGTTTCGCCAATCGCCATGCGCTCCAGTTCCATCCGAGACAAACGAACTGCTAAGACGACATTCAATGGATC